AAAATAAATACAAAAAGGAATAAAAAATATGGCAAAAAAGAATGACAAAGGGCATTGGAGAAAAAAGGATGGTGATTTTGTTCATCCTGATATGGTAAGTGTAGATAAGCAACTAGAAGATGAAGTAGTAGAGAAATTAGTTGAAAAAGCAAAAGATTTGCAACTTATTATGAAGGCTTTTAAAGTGTCTGCATTTGAAGAATGCTATGGTTTTGTTGATTTGCTTAGACAAAAGTATGATATGGAAAGAATCACATCAAAGAGTGGAACTGTAAGTTTAAAAAGTTTTGATGGAACTAAAGTTATTGAAATTCAAGTTGCAAAGCTTATTTCTTTTGATCAGAAACTATCTCTTGCAAAAGAAAAAATTGATGAGTATCTAACTGAAAAGACTACAGGAGCTGATGCAGAAATACAAACTCTTATTACAAGAGTATTTGACGTTAAAAATGGAAAAGTTGATGCAAAACAAATCTTAAGTCTAAAATCTTATCCAATCACGCATCCTCATTGGGTAGAAGCTATGAGAATGATTGATGATGCTACAGAGATTGCAGGAACAAAAAGATATATGAGATTTAAGCATAGAGCAGAAAATGAGGTTGATGGACGCTTGGAGCATATAGTTTTAGATTTGGCTGGACTAGAAATTACACCAGAAGATGAAAAAATCATAAAAGGGCTTAAAAAATGAAGATAGCAATAGTAATTGGACATAAAAAAAGCTCACCAGGTGCAGTAAATGAAAATTACGATGTAAGCGAACATCAGTTTAACACAAATCTAGCATATAGTATCGGAAGAGAACTTTTAAAAGATCCTGGCACTCTTGCAGAGAATATAGTTATTGTTCACAGAAAAACAAACTATAAGAACTTGCCAGGTGAAATAAATGATTTAGAGCCTGATTTGATAGTTTCACTGCATTGTAATGCCTTTAATAAAAGTGCAAATGGTTGTGAAATGCTTTATTATCATAAGAGTACAAAAGGTAAAGAAGTAGCAAGAATCTTTCAAAATCATATAGTTCAAAGACTTGACAATAAAGACAGAGGTATAAAGCCTAAAACCGCAGAGGATTTAGGCGGATATTTGCTTCGATATACAAAAGCGTGCTGCATTATTGCTGAACCTTTCTTTATAGATAACGATGATGAGCTTTTAAGAGCTGATGAGTGCTTTAAAAATGGTGATTTAACCAAATGGTATTGCGAAGCTATCAATAAGAGCTTAGAGTACTTAAAAGTTGCAAAATGAACACACAAGAGAAGTATTATTTAAGACAAAGTGAAGCAAGTGAAAAACAAGACAACTACAAAGAGTTTGTTTTTCCTCTTGCTTATGAAAAGTTACATGAAATAAATCAAGGCAGATGACTTTAATCTAAATGATTTAGATATAGAGTTCAGAAAAGAAGAATATAAAAAAGAGGAACAAGATGCAAGCAGAAGATAAAAAAACAGGAAAAGTGTATGGCGTAGGAATAACTGCAACAACTTCGGAATATTTTTGTGAAGAAACACAAAAGGTTGAAAAAAAAGTAGATGGTGATTATGTTTTATTCAATGAAAACCTTGAGATTTATACTCATAGAAAACCAGAAGATTTAGAAAATGATTTTATCATTATCGATTCTTGGGGAGATGAGTAATTTCAATAGAGTAGCTTTTAAAGCTACTCGTTTGAACTTATAAAGGAGCTTAAAGTGAGCATTAGAAAATATACTAAAAATATAGAATATCATGAAAAAATTGTACAGCTAAGAAATACGCATAAGGCAAGCGTTACTTTGTTTATGGATAGAGCTGGGTTTGATGATTATAAAGTTTTTTATGAGGAAATATTGCACAGAGAAGAAGTAAAAAGACAGCTTCAGAATTTGTGTTATGACTTACGCCCTGCTGATATACATCATTTTTTCATTGGGAAATATAAGTATCAAAGGGCAAGTGCATACTTATCAACTATCTATATGGAGTCAAATAGAATAATGATTGATACTAGATTGCATGAGAGAAACATTAAACTTCTTAAATTTATGAAAGAAAGAAATAAACAATGACTATTTTAACAGTAAATACAGGCAATAAAAAGCTAGATAAAGCTTATAAAAATATGCAAGTACATGTAAGTACTTATGAGACTTTTGAGGGTTTTCATAGCTATTTTAAATCAGTAGTTAAAACAGATGATATGGAGTACTTAAATACGTGGCTACTTAAAGTACTGCATTATGAGTTTAGGCATGGAAGAGTTAAGCATGATTTTGACATTTTGCTTGAGAAAGTGTCAGATGAGCAAAAAAACAAGCTTGAGCTTTGGCTTGAAGAACAACTTTTAAAAACAGGAGGTAAATAGTGTTTAGCTTTGAAAAAATGGCTTTAACAACACAAGATTTAGACGATGAAGAAACGGTATTTTATATACCTGATTTTTTAGTTGCTCAATCTATTACTATGATTTATGGACCTGCATCACAAGGGAAAACATGGTTTATGTTAGGCTTATGTAAAATGCTTGCTCCTAGAGTAAAAAAAATATTTTACATAGATTTTGATAATCCAAAAAGACAGCTAAAAGAAAGAGGTGTAGATTGGCTTATTGATGAGTATCCAAATATTAAATACTTTTCTAAAGGTGGTCTGAGTTTAAGTGCTACAGAATTTTTGCAAGAACTGAGTAAAAATGCAATAGGACAAGCTTATAAGGATTGTATTTTTGTTGTTGATAGTACAAGAGATTTTGTTGATAATATTCACAATGATACGCAAGTAAAAGCTTTTATGCAAGTTTCGAAAAATATTAGAGATGCAGGTGGAACGGTTATGCTTATTCATCACGCTACTAAAAATGGAAAAGTTATTGATGGATCAAGTGAATTTGCTAAGTCTGCTGATAATGTGTATGAGTTTAGACAAAAAATGCGTATTGGATGTGAGCTTCAATGGAGCTTGAAAGTTGAGAATGATAGAGATGCTATTCGTGACTGTGGTTTTTGTGTTAATACTAAGAACTTAGAATTAAAAGAACTTGACGCAGTTTTTAGTACTATGAGTGACTATGATGAAAATTTTGTAGCAAAAGCTTTAGAGCTTTTAAAAAGAAGCGAAGAAGGCTTAGGACAGACTCTTTTGCTTAAAAATATCGGATACGAAAAAACAGATAAAACTGCAAGAGAAACACTTGATAAATACACTGATAAATTTTGGAGTAAGCATCAAAAAAGAAAAGGTGCTCCCGTAACTTACAAAATAATTACTTAACAAAATACAAACACTTACAACCATTACAACGCTAACAACGCTATGATATAGGCTCTATAATATAGGCGGTTGTACGGTTGTAATGGTTGTTGTAAAAGGAAAAAAATGACTGATGCACAAATAGCGTATAAAAAAAAGTTAATCCAAGGAATACAGATATCAAAGAAAAATGTATTTTATGATGATGAAGACAGAAAAGAGTTTATGTTTTCTAGGTTTGGAGTAAGAAGTACAACAAAGCTAGGAATTGATGAGTTGAAATTGCTTTTAGACTTTTGCAATAAAAAAATAAAAGATATTCCAATGCTTAATAAAAATCAAGATAAAAGCCTTATAACTCAAGCCCAATTAGAAAAAATAAGAACTGTTTGGAATATAAAAGCAAGAGATAAAAGTGAAGATGCTTTGCTTATTTTTGTTAGAAGAGTATCTAATTATGATATTAAAAGACTGCAAGACTTGCTCAAAGGCAAGGCTACAAAAGTAATTTTAGCATTAGAAAAATTGAAGGCTTAAAAATGTGGTGTCCGAAATGTTGTAGCAAAACAAAAGTGGTTGGAACAACAACTGGAACAACAAATGAAAGATTTAGGAAGTGTACCAAGTGTGGATACACTTTTTCAACAATCGAAGCTATTAAATTCGATGATTACTGGAGAGAATATGCAAAAGAAACTTTTAAAAAAGATAATAAAAGCGAATCAAAATAAAAAGAAAAGTTTAGATGAAATTATTGATGAGTTTATAAAAACACAATCACAATATGCAAGAGGTCAGCTGGAAGACTACTTGTCTTCCCTTTTTGTTTACATAAACAAAAACTATGATGAGATACCTAAGGAGCAACTTTTTGAGATAGTATCTTCAAAGTTGGAAGACTTGAGTGTTAACTTTGATACTAAAGATATAGATGATATATATGCTTCAATAGCTTTAGAAACATCTGTAGGAGCTACAAAAGTAGTATTTGATAAGATTGATACTGAAACTATCAAAACTATGAGAAATGGTTTTTTGTGGGCAAGTGATAAATACAATACAAATACACAAGATTTACTAAAAGATACTATAGAAGAAGCTTTTAAAGGTGAACTAAAAAGAGCTGAGCTAAGTACTGTTTTAAAAGATAAGTTTCAAGGAATAATAGATAAAGATGAAAACTATTTTAAACTTGTAGCTGATAATATTATATCTCAATCACAAAGTTTATCAACTATAAATCAAGCTTTGAAGTATGATGTAAAAGCTTTTAAAGTAAGAGCTAGAATTGATGGTCAAACATCAGACTTTTGTCGAGCTATCAATGGCAGAATCATTTCTTCAGAACATTTGAAAAAACAATTAAACAATATTTTAAATTCAAAAAGTATAGATGATAAGAAAATAGCAGCACCTTGGCAAAATAAAGCTATATTTTCAAAACTTCCTAAAAACATAGGAATGCCTCCCTACCACGGAAGATGTAGAACACAATTAGATCCTGTTTGGATAAATGAAAGCACAAAATTAGATAAACAAACAAACAAAGAATACAAGATAAAAAATACCAAAAATGACAAAAGATACAAGCTAACACATATCGACAATACAGGGCTTGAAGTAAATATTAATAAAAAAAATTATAATAAAATTACACAAGGTAAGCATCAAATAAGTGAAAAACAGTTAGTAACAGCTTTGAATGATATTAAATACAAAGCACCTGCTAAGATAACTAAATTACATCCGAACGAACATATTAAGAGTATAGCTTTGAGCAACGATGGATATGTTTTTGTTTTTGAATCAAATGAACTTGTATCTTGCATATATGATAAAGGAAATAGCTATTTTAATAATAACTCAATTCCTGGAAAAATAACAGATGTGAGTACAGGAAAAACGATAAATAAGGTGAAAAAATGGCACGAGTATTTAATATAGAAATAAGTGAAAAATATGGTTGGGAACTAGATGTTGTAGATTTTAAAGGACCATACAACAAATTTAAAAGAGTTTCACAAGCACCTGAGAGTTTTGCAGTATGCGTAAAAGAAGAGAATAAACTTGTAGCACTTTATGATGCTTTTTGTCCTAAAACTGAAGCTATTAAAGAAGCAAATGATTTAGATATATTTCTTGAAGAGTGTAACTTTTATGATGAACACAATAAGTACTCTTTTAGCGGAACAATAATAGATGCATTGATTTATATTCAAAATCAATACATAGAATACAAGCTGCCAAAATGATAAGTGATTTAGATAATAAAGAGATACAAAAATTTCTTTTTAGAGCTGCAAGTGAAATAGTAAGTGATGCTAAAGATATCGCACCTTATGCGACTGGAAATCTTCAAGCGGACATACAAGTATGGGATGATAATATTGAAAACTTGGAAGTAGAAGTAGGAAATAGTAAACTAGCACCTTATGCTAGATTTGTACATGAGGGAACAAAAGCTCATGTAATAAGACCTAAAACTAAAAAAGCTCTAAAAACTCCTTGGGGTCCTAGAAAAAAAGTAAATCATCCAGGAACAAAAGCAAATCCGTATTTACAAAAAGCAGTAGATGGATATAATGCAGAAAATGCTCTTGATGAGTTAGGAGATAAAATAAATGAAGATATTTTTAAGGAAATTAAAAAAGGCTTTAATAGTTAAAAAGTTGCTTATGAAATGTTAGTAAATATAGAAGTAGTCTAGTGCTACTTCTACTACATCATCATAGCCCCACCTGCTTCATTTCCTTCTTCAGTTCCTCTTCCTAATACATCTAGCTTTTTAGCAGCAAGTGCAATAGACCAGAACCTATCCGCATGACCTATGCTATTTTCCATTGAATAATATATCATCTTTTTAGCACCTGCTTTTCTTTTGATAGAGTGAATATCAGCTATTAAGTTTGGATCATTTGGAATAGTGATTATTTTATCTTCCATCATTTTTTTAAGATTTAAAACCATAAACTCTTTTGACGAAGCTGTAAAACTTACTCCTTCAGCACGTGAAGGATATCTACTTTCTAAGCCTTCTGCTAAATCCATACCAATACCCGTTTTATCAACTCTCATATTTGAATTAAGATACATTGTTAGATGTTCTCTTAAAAGTGTCTTTTGACTTTCAAAAGTAGCACCTTTGAAGCTATCTAAAATAGCTAGAGTATATTTTCCTTCAACTTTCTCAAATGCAGAAAGTACAGATAAATGCTTTGTTCTACCAATATCATAACCACTCCAAAGTATAGATTTTCTATTTGGTGCATAATACATATAATCTTTAACGCAAGATTTGATAAGCTTGATAGGAAAGAAACTAGCTTCATCATCTGCAAAGATACACTCATACATCATACCCCATGAATCGCTATCAAATAAATCTTTTAATACTGCAATATCTACATCTAAACCATCTTTAACAGCATCATATATAGTTGTTTTATGTCTGGAAAACATATAAAATTTCTCTTCATCAACACATAACTTATGAAATAATGAATCTTGTTCGAATGGTGTTGAAAGTATAGTTATTCTAGCTTGTGTTTCACCTGCTTTAACAGATGTGATAGAAGGCACAAAAGCTTCCCAAATCCTCTTAGGGTTTATATACCAGGCGAACTCATCCATCCACACAGAGCCTGAGAAACCTTGTACGGTTCTAAAGTTATTTGCAAAAATATAAATAGTAGCACCGCCTGGTGTTTTTATCTCTGAAGTACTTCCAGATAAAACTAAGCCTAATTTCTCCGCATGCTTATATATCTCCCCGTGCCATTTTAAGGCTTGCGTTTCTGAAGCTGAAAGTATAAGCTGGTCCATCCCTGTCATTGCATCAATCAAACATTCACCTGCACAACCATAGGTTGCACCGATTTGTCTAGATTTTAGCCATAACCTAAATCTACTTTCATCTTCAATAAAAGTCTTTTGATAGGCATATAATCCATAATCTTCTTTAAGCATCTTATCTTTAAGTGCTTTGACATCAGCACTATATGAAATTTTAGGCTTTATCTTTTTATTTATTTTCTTAGACTTCTTCTCTAATCTTTCTAGGGACTTTGTAACCATTGCAAGTTTTCTACTGTTTGCTTCTGTGGGAGCTCTTTTTGCTAGTGTTGCTATTTGTTTTTCTAAACTTTCAATACTTTCTTTGTTTACGCTTTTATCTTTAGATTTTTTTATCCAATTGTTTAAAGTACCTCTATTGATCTTAAGTTCTTTTGCTACATCTGTTATAGCAACACCAGCTTTTATAAGATTTAATGCTTTTTGTTTTTCTTCAGGAGAGTAAGCCATTTATTTTATACCTAGAATTTCTTTTGCATCTTGTACTGAAATAATGTTTTTATCTACTAAAGCAGTCACAAGAGAGGTATCGTCTTTGTAATTTGATACATCAAGAGGCTTGACTTTATGTTTTATTCCCATTCTTTTGAAGAAATCTTCAATCATTTCAGCTTTCGGATTTAGCGTAGTTTGTGTAAAAGAATGTAATTGATCTATTAGCTCTGTTCCATTTCCTAGACTTCCTGCACTCATAACTCCTACCAATCGTGGTGGAACACCATGTGATGCTATTATTTCATCTCTTCCTACTTCTTTTAATCCTTTCCATGACATATCTTCTATATTATCTAGTCTTTCAAAATTAATCTTGGCAGGACTTTCACCTTCTTTTGTTTTTCCAGTCCACAGTAACATAGATTTATGAGCATTACTTTCTCCTTTGAAGCTACTACCAAAAAACTCTTTTGCTGCTTGCTTTTGTCCCTCTGAGGGTACTGCATTTTCAAAGCTTATTACCATTCCAGGCTTAGCTCCATTTTCGAAGAAAGAACTATTATAATCATCTGCTTGTTTTGTAGTTTTTATACTCAGTAGCTGTGTTAGATATTCAGGTTCTCCGTAATATTTACTTTTTGGTGAATAGTATTTTAGATGATAACCTTCTAATTTCTTGTATTGATTGAGTCTATTTATTTGATATATTTCTTTTTGCTGATTTACTCTACCTTCATAACCTAATATATTGTATAAATAGAAGTTGTTAACCGTACCTGCTTTTTCTAAGAAAGCATTTCCATATATTTCTAAATCTGTAGTAAATGCTAATAAAAACTCTTTCGTGTACTCATTTTCTGGGATAAATTTATCTAGTGTTGTTTCTTGTATTTGTGCTAAAAGCGATGCTTTAAGCTTGATACTCCTTTGGTGGTACACATTGTAATAGTAAAACTTCAATAAAGCCTCAAAACTTACAAATGGATCTATATATCCATTGTTATTTATTAGATCATCTTCTATTAGTTGCTCTGATTGTCTACCTGCTTTTAAAATATTTTCATTTCCCATAAATTTCCGTCCAACCATTACAACCATTTCAACCGCTCGATTTAAAGGGGTCTAATGGTTGTAAGATATTTTTTCTAACATTCTAGTCTAAAAAAAATCTAAAATCATTCTAAACCCATAGATATGGAGTGTTTTTATTTTGCAAAACATATAAAATTACCCTCATAAATTTAAAAAAAGGAGTTTAAGTTTGAAACGATTAACTGATATGGAGGTTACTCATATATCTCTTGTAGAAAGTGCTGCTAATAAAAAAACAGTTATTTATAAATCTAGCGATGATACACCTAGCTATGCTAAAGATATCACTTTTAAAAAAAGTGATAAGAAAAAAGGTGTTGTTTACGGGATTGTCTATTCTCCAAATGAAGAAGATACGCAAGGAGATATTGCAACAGCTGATGAAATTACTAAAGCTGCATATTTTTTTATGAAAGCTAGAAACACTGCAAATGTTGATAAACAGCACTCTTTTGAAAAAGAAGATGCATTTGTCGCTGAGTCGTGGATCACTAAAGAAAATGACCCTGTTTTTCCAGATGAACCAGTTGGTTCTTGGGCGGTTGCAATTAAACTTGAAAGTGATGAATTGAAAAAAGCTGTAGAAGATGGTGAACTTAACGGCATATCTATGGCAGGAACAGCCAAAAAAGAAGAAACACAAAAAGCAGATGATAAAACATTTTCACTGAATGAGCTTATTGATACTTTTAAAAAAGTATTTAGTTCAACTCACGTGAACATATCAGGTAGTGCATATACAGATTTAAACAAATCAAAAGGAGAAGAAAACGATATGAAAAAAGATGAGATAGAAAAAGCTATCAAAGATGAGATAAAAAAAGAGGTTGATCCTTTAAACTCAAAAATTGAAGTTTTAGAAAAAGAAAACACTGAATTAAAAGAGCAGCTTAAAAAAAGCAAGCAAGATGATAACTTTCATAGTGAAGTCAAAATTGAAAAATCAAATTCAATAGGAGGAATTTTATAATGAAAGATTTTGAAGAAATTTTAAAAGCAAACACAACACCAGTCGATGCAACTTTAAGTGGTACTTTAACTCCACAACAAGGTAGAACATTTATTAAAGCTATTGTAGATAGACAATCTATTTTAAAAGATGTAACAGTTGATATTAGTTCTAAACTAACAAAAGAAAGATCTACGCATGATGTTGGAAAAGGTGTTTTAAATAGACATGTATCTGGTAAAACTGTACCTGACACTGCTATGAAAAAGCTCGGTAAAGTTGGTTGTACTTTAGATATGAGCAAAGGTGTATCTTTGAACGCAAGAATTTTACAAGATACTCTAAATGATAACAAAGATAATCCAGACTTTGAAAAAGAACAATTCGAAGGCTTTGCAATAACATTTATGAATGATCTTGACTTCCTTGGGATTGCTGGAACTGATGATAATCCATCATCAGATGCGTCATTTGCTGAGTTAGCCAAAGGATGGGTTCAAGTTGCAACAGAGAGTGATGCAGCTACAAAAGTAACTACAAGTGCTAAAACAATTACAGAAAGATTAACTGTTGTTGTTCAAAATTTACATGAAGATGTAAAAGGTGGAAAAGCTTCAATCTATTTGAGTGCTAGCGATTATGATGCTTATCAACTTGAAGTTGCTGGCTCTTATCCAAACTCAGGTGCATTAGTGAATGGTGGAATTACAACATTTATGGGTTACAAATTAAAACCTAATTCGAATATTGCCAATGGTAAATATATGGGAACTATTTCTAAAAATATGGTCTTTGGTATTTCAAATCAAATAGAAAGAAATAGATGGTATGACAATGAAACATCTTCATTGAGATATAAATTTGTTGTGTATCCAGATTATGA